TGTTCGTGAAATCTATGGATCCGTTTTGATAGTTGAACAAAAATCAAAACGGAAATGGTCTCTTCACAAATCTAGACATCAGACGCAAATGGATCTTCTTTCTGAACTCGATACTACCGGCTTGGCTTCCGGAAACGCTCTTGACCTCAAACAGGCATACTCACAACGCAATCGGAATCTTCTTCGCAATTATGCAGATATCCTTTACGCACGCATCCTTGGTGACGTGATGTATCGAAAGGACTTTCTTCTGGATAAACTGACCAACAATGTTTCTACACCCAACGCTCCTATGCGAGTAAAGATTTGGGATTATTCTGTAACGCACCCTTCTGTATTTGAACTTCCTAGAGATACCAATGCTATGGTTGATTTCTCGAATCGTGGTCATCACACAGTCGTGTTTGACGATGGTCGTCCAATGTCAGTGGATACTATCTTTCGGAAGACGGACCTCGCTTGGAGATTAGCCTTTACATTCGGTAGTAAATTCTATGTAACCTATCTTCGTGAAGACATGAAGGCTTTCTCGCAAGACTATTCAAGCTATCGAATTGGTGTATATCTGTATTATTACCCACAAGGATTGCCGTCTTATCACGAGAAGAGACTCATCACTGCCTACACAGAGGCACGAGACCGCAAGTTGTATGCTGGAACTAATGTTTCTATGACGGCTCGGTTCTAAGACCAAGGCCTAACCTATATATTCATCCATCAAAACGAATCTATTTTTGTCATGAACAGAGAGAAGTGTGAGAAATGATGAATGACCAAAGTACGTCTTCCCTCGCCGCTGGCACACAGACCGGCGTGGGCATTGTTTCGTGGGGCGACTATGCGGAGGGCTTGGACGCTGTATATGAACCTGAACCTGTGTATGTGGAAAAGCAGTATACTGGATTTAATGTATGGAAAGACATGGCAGACGAGCCGTGGAAGTATGGGAACGACATGCAGGTCTGGCTAGACTTGGATGACGAACTCAGACAGGCTCCAGGTCACTGGCGTTTGGAGGGGTATTGGACGCAGAAGGAGATTGTGATGAATTGGAAGCAGTTGGAGGAGTTGTTGTGGAAGGCGTGGCAAGAGTGTGAAGTTCGCAGAGAGAAAGCTGCAACTCGCATTCAGGCTCTGTGGCGTGGTCATATGGATCGCAACAGAACCCCTTGGCGTGACTGCTGTATGTGTCTGGCGCATCACGTATCTCCGATTCACACGGACGTTGGCTACATGTGTAGCGATTGTTCTTCTGACGGACCTCACTCCGATTTGATTGGTATGGAAGACCCTTGGGATTGGTTCCGTGGAGAATAGTCGTGTTCAAACTAATGTCTTATTAATGTTTTTTCATTTGGACATAGGCCTTGTTCAAGCCCAAGACCTCAAACAAAAGATGGAATGCAGCACCTGCGACTGCGATCGTCACCCACTTTCCGTATCCACCGATCACCTTCTCCGTTGCCCAATAAATAGGAATCAACACAAGACCAACAATAAGAGCTTCGACCAAAACGTTCATTATACTAAAAACGGATTTTTTCGCTCCACATTCAAGAGAGTTGTGGTAAAATGAACATTCTCGTCGCAATTCAAAACACGCTCAATCGCTTCAACGGCGTTGTGCTCCAAGAAGCTACGCAAAGTGGTTCTCTTTGGTTGATCCGGATTACAAAAGGGGAAATGATGTTGGAATTTGAAATTGATGAACGTATTCGCACTGCATGTGTGATTGAACGCAAAAACTGTGGTTACAAATCTATGTCTCGGTTTATGAATACCTTCTTAGAAGAGATTGACCTTCTCGAAGAAGACGAAGACCCAATCAATCCAGCACAAGACTAAATCTTATCTACCTTCTCAGCGATTACTTTCTCCAACACAATTTTTGCATCTCGTTTGACTTCACATTTGTGGACTTCTGGTAATTGGCATACGACACAGAACACTTTTTCACATGAGCATTTGAACTCGAGGTGCGTCTTCTTTTTGCAGTAGGAACACTTCATTTCGTTCTTTCTTTGTTAAAGGGATCATCCGAAATTCCTTTTTACGATCACAGTCACATTCATCCTCTTTACAAGGAGCGACACAACCGTCCGTCTTTCTAGACTTTGGACATGCGAGGTGGCGGAAAGGCTTCTCGCGATAGATACATCCCATCTCACAGAACGATTGAATAGACTTTGGAAGAACACAGCAGATACGGCGTTGCATGATGATGTGTTCTTCTGTGAGAAATCAGATTTCGTTTTTCACCACACAAGATAATGAAGATCGAATACACGACTGTTGTGGATTCGGATGTAGACTATTCGCCTAAACACTTCGCAGACGAGGTTGCGGTCTATCTCGCAGATCCACATGGTTGGAAATCAGAAGGATACACATTTGTTCGGAGTCGTTCTCCAGATGTCGTCATTCATTTGTCGTCTCCAGAGTATCTGGCAAAGAACGGATGTAAAGATCCTAAGCTTTCCTGTGCGGAAATGAACGGGAAACACATGTACCTCAATGCGATGCGTTGGACAGAAGGAGCTTCTCCAAGCAAGTTAGAACTCAAGAACTATCGACAATATATGGTTTCGCATGAAATGGGACATATTCTTGGACATGAGCACGAAGATTGCCCTCGTGAAGGAGCTCCTGCTCCTATTATGATGCAACAGACCAAGGGAATTGGAAACTGCAGACCAAATACAAAACTTACAGAGAAAGATCGGAAAAAGAAGTAGATGCTCTATCTTCTTGTTCCAACAGGAAATCCTGAATGGTCAGATATGAGGATGTTTACATCCTTTACTGCCGTTGAACAAATTGCAGTCACTGAAGCAAAGATCCGGAAACAACAACGGATCAACGATGCTTGGTGTTTTGTTATAGCCTACGATGGTGTGGATGAACTGGTTCCTATGTGGGGATATTACTTGATTGAGGGTCAATTGCAACGGCATGCAATTACTCAGTCACCTTCAGGATCATTACACCTGATGCGATAAGCGCAATTGCAAAGAAGTCGTGGATATGGAGCACCTCTTTAAACAACATAGTTCCTACAACCGTTGTAGCTACAACAGAAAGTCCTGACCACAATGCATTGGTCATAGCCATGCCAGTTCCATTGAAGGTCAATCGAAGAAGATAACCGACGATAGCATAGAAGAGAACACCAACTGCAAAGAATGCTGTATTGTCAACACTCCGCTTGAAGCAGGACATTGCAAGTGTCTCCATCAACACGATGAGAAGAACATACCAGTAGACACGGGGAATGCCCATTTACCTTATACACTTGAAGTTTCTTAGTTCGAGTACGCCAAGCCACCCATACCGCTCATGATGCGGAACACGTTGTAGTTGACTGCATAGACGCGGAAGTTGCAAGGAGTGTTCTTGCTGGGAACAAACGAGGTGCCTTGTGCATTAATACTGTCAAACACAAGGGTCGCATTGTCAATCCGACTGAAGTTGCAAGTGCCGGAAGGCTGGTGTTCCTCTGGGCGAACTGCGAAGGAATACACGTTGATTGGGTTCAGATCTCCAAGGACAAGAGGATCCGTTGCAGATGTATCTGTCGTGTTAACGACTGCACTAGACACTGCTCCGAAGCCACCGCCAGTGTGGTGCTGGTAGCGCTGAACCTTCCAGAAGTAGTCACCATAGCGCTCATCAAACCGATCCTGGCCGTTGATCTGGAGACGAGCACGGTCTACGATATCGTCGTAGCTGAAGGGCTGTGTGTAACCAGCAGAGGCAGTTGTTGCAGAACCGCAATCTGTCTTGCGTGCATCCTGGAAGACCCAGATGAGTTCTTTCACTGGGTGGTTGAGAGTAAGATCCAAACGAGCAGAGGAGGTTGCAATCTGCTGCTGACCGGTGTATTGGAGCTGCTCAATCAAATACTCATGGCTTTCCTGAGCAAAGCGACGGCGCTCATCTACGTCGAGGTACACGTAGTCAATGTACAAGGCCATATCCCTGAGGGCAGGAAGATTTGCTGCAGCCTGGGAAACAGAAGTCCAATCACCCTTGCTCACAAGATCCGTGGCATCTGCGAGGGTAATGTTGAAGCGCACCTCGTGGTATTGGAGAGCAATCAAAGGCAATGCAAGTCCAGGGTTACGATTGAACCAGAACTGGAGAGGAATGTAAAGAACACCTGGACGACCACCGCAAGAATCTACAGATGATGTTGTTCCGGCCAATGCAGGTTGACGACCACCGGTCATTGTATCCAGCTTCACGGCGGTGTCAAAGTCAGCCGTCAAGGTCTCCCAGAGGTACAACCACTCGCCGTAGTGACGATCAATCACCTGACCACCAATCTCAACCTCAATCTGCTGGAGGAGGAGATATCCCAACCGACGCCGAGCACCACCAGTCCAGAGAACATTGTTTGCCTTGCCAGTAGCAGATGCACGAGTGTCTGGAAGAGTCACCTCGACGTATGTCTTCCAAACCAAGTCGGCGTTGCGGTTGACGGTTGCAACCATGCGTTGACCATACACCGGTGAGCCAGTAAAGTTAACACGGAAGGCCTCCATAGCAAAATTGGTGTGACGCTTGTACAAAATCTTCCAGAACGTGATGTGAGGATTGCCAGAGAGATAGGCATCCTGGGCGCCGTACGCAACGAGTTGAAGTAGACCACCACCCATTTGTGTTTATACTTTGCGAGGATAAATTCTACTTGAGTAAGCTCCGCGCACACATGATATAGAGGAAAAGAGTGTTTGCCACAGCCAGAGTAAGAACTACGATGGCACGAAGAGCAATCGGAATTCCAATCGATGGTCTAACACGAGACGCAACAAAGAGGTCGTTGATAAGACCAATGCCTGCGAGAATGGACACAATGATAAACACTGCGTAAAAATAGTTGCACACCGTCTCGTTTGAAATACCTTTGGTCATTTCAATCTCTTTATCGCTCATTTTATCTTTTTGAAAGATATAAATGGCTGAGAACCCAGAAGAACCCGATGTTTCTGAATTGCCTTCTTCTTCAAAGAAACCAAGATTGGAAGTCCCTGAAGTCGGACCTCCAAAACCTGGAGGCACTCGCGCTTATCGTAAGAAGTTTGACAAGTGTGTGAAAGCTGTGCGGAAAACTGTGAAGGTGCGGAAGGGTTCGAACAAAGAATCAGCTGCGATTGCTATTTGTACCAAGAGCGTTCTTCAAACACGTGGACGGACAATGAAAAAGTATCGCAAAGGACGCCTGATCACGCAAAAGTCTTTCTAGTAGACAATGAAGGGGAGTGGTAGAAATACGATGCCTGTTCCGGGAGTAGATTTTCCCCAAACTGAAAAGATGGCATTCTATGGGGCAGTTGGCCACGGGACGATGCAAACTGTAGACAAAAATAGAGTTTTCATGGTTCCAGAAAAAACATGGGTTATGTTCACATCACGTTCGACAGAACCGACCCCAAAAATAAAGGATGAAGATGCGTTATACAATGAATTTCGTTCATTGAAACCTGGCGAGACGCAAGAACAATGGAGACAACGGATCTATGCGGGAATGAAGTCTGGTACGCTCTTTAAGAGTCTGCTTTATCAGGCTGGATCTCCGGAAAAGGGGTTGTCTATCTATGAACCCGGTGATGTCATTCAGGATATGATGATTGTGTTCCGAAACGAGAGACCTCCCTGGGGAGACATTGGTATCTGGCAACTTCCTTTGCCACCGGACCACGTGCAACATCTGCATACAATTCGCAAGGAGTTTGATGCGTCGTTGCGTGAACTTCCAGAAATCAAAGAACTTGTAGAAACAGTGGGGTCGTTTGTCATTGCAGAAGCATCCGATACAATTGACGATATTGATGTGCTTCTAGATTTCAGTGTGGCTGCACACGCTGTTGGACTTGAACGTGCACTGGAATCTGCTCCGGATTCGTTTGTTTTAGCAACCGTCAGATACCCATCTGTGATAGACTTCATTCAAAAACTCATGAACATTCAAGCCAACCATAGAAAGGAGTTGGCAGCAAAACAACTTCATCGTGAACAAGAATTCTACGGTATGCCAAACAACCTCACCTACAGAACGAAGGGGATTGTGCAGATACCGGATCACGGACCTGCCACTAGTCTTCATTCCATGTTAACCACACCCTCACTCAATGTTCCCGAGTTTAACGTTGAAACAAGGAGTTCAACATATCCATATCGGTTCTTTCTTATTGAAGCATGCCGGTCTTTAACAGAAGAACCCTCCGAAGAGGCAGTTTGTCGTGTTCGGTCCATGAGCTCAAGTGTCCGAAGTTGCCAGGACTGTCTTGGTCCCAAACTGTTTGCAAATGCAAAAACACTGAAACCATTTGCATCCGTGTACAGTCCTGTGGAGAAACTCCTTGGCAACCAAGATGTAGAAGCAGGTGAATTTGAAGCAGTGTGGATTGAAATACAAAAGACGATTCCGCCAGGGACAAAGATAAAGTTTACCGGAATGGAAAAGAACCCAGAACTCAATGATACGACAGGAACTATAGTGTCTATGCAAAGACGTGCGGACGGCACACGTGTATATCGCGTTGCGTCTGATTTTTTGAAGAAAGAAATCCCCGTTCTTATGGAGAAAGTGAAACCTGCGACCGGTGGTCGTCGCAAGACTCGCAAGACTCGTCGTCGGTATACGAGACGTCGGTAAAAAAAGTAAACCGTAGAAACAATGGCAGCGATTGATTATCAGAATCTTCTCAATCTGATTACTGGGCTTGCGCCAAATGCGGATGAAGCAGCAAAGAAAAACGTGCTCACGCAAGTGTCTGACGCACTCATTAACGGAGAAGAACCAGATGTTCGCCTTCGTTTGCGTGCAATTGGAACACGTGCATCTCTTCAGTATGCGCAGGGTATGAATATGGGCGGATGGATACGTGCGGAACTCGCACAATACACCGAAGATCTCCAAGCGAAAGGTGCAGTTATGCAAGCGAACCAGCAACCTGTGGATCAAGATGTGAATATGGCAGCAGATGGTGGTCGGAAACGTCGTTACAGGAAAAGGACACGTAAATCAAAGAAGCAAACCGCTCGTCGCAGATAATATATGTATACTTCACAATGAATCAAGTTCTTGAACTTTATAAAAATGCGTTGGATCGTCTGACCGCAGCAAAAGGTGTCAACGATAAGAACGAACAGAGAGCTGCTATTTCGTACACATTTAATACAATCCTTAATAACCCTTCCGTAAGCGAGAAACTCTCTGAGAGGGTAGCTAAGTGGAAACTAGCAGAGGGTCGTGTTATTCCGGATGAAATTGTGGGCCCAACTCTTGGTGATCTTCATCACACCATGAACGTTGCATACGATAGGATAAAGAAAGAAGTAGACGAAGACATGCAACTTGCACAGCAACCAATTCCAGGAGACAATCCTGGTCTAACTCCAGCTAAAAATCTTAAACCTATCGTGGGAGCGCTTCGCAATGAGTCGACTCTATCCATGTTCAAACACATTGCTCGGATTGCAATCGCAAAAATAAATGCAAACCCAAATGGATTTGCTGGCAGAATCCAGGATGATGTTCTTCCTAAACTGGCACAGAGATTAGAAACAGCATCAACTACAGACCGTGACAATAGGTTTATGATGCTTAAGGGTATACTCGGAAGTCTTAAAGAAAATCTAATTTTTCTTATTCAGCGACAGGATCAAGATGCTCAAAACGATGTGAATATGGCTCTAGATGGTGGTCGTAAGAAACGTCGTGGAAAGAAGACCAAGAAGA